AACAAATGTTGAAGGAACTAAAAAAATCAACACAAGAGTATTCGATGTAATAAAATTTTCTTAATTTTATTTGGATATATCAAATTTTTTTTGTATATTAGTACTAAATTATAAAAAGTTATATGAATAAACAATCTGCTGTGGAGTATTGCGAAGAGAAATACCCACAAACTACAAAAGAATTCCGAACAATCTTAGATGAAATGTACGAAACCTTCTGTAAAAAACAGAGGAACTATGGACCTGGTAATATATCAGTTGGTACATCTTTGGAAACTGAAGATGATATCAAAGTAGCACTTACAGGTCTTTGGTTTAGGAAGAATGACAAGATTCAAAGATTGTTACAATTAGTGGTAAAAGGACAGCCCGATGAAGTAGGTGAAAACATACAAGACACCTATGAAGATTTGTCCGTATATGGTGTAATATCACAAATTGTACAAAGGAAAAAATGGGCAAAATAAATGTTATGTTTTCTCGAAAACGCTATATTTATATATACACCGAGTGGAGGAAAGCCACTTAACATTCAACCGTAAAACTTAAATTTTAATAACTTAAAGGAGTAAATTATGGCAATTAATATTGACGCAATCAGAGGTAGACTGAACAAACTACAAAACACACAAAAGAAGTCTGACAATTTATGGAAACCAACACCTGGTAAACATCAAGTCAGAATCGTTCCTTACAAATTCGACAAAGATAATCCTTTCATCGAATTGTATTTTCACTACAACATTAACAATAAAACTTATCTCTCACCACAATCATTTGGTAGACCTGACCCTATAGTTGAGTTCGCTGATAGATTAAAAAGAATGGGTGATAAGGAAGATTGGAAAGCTGCAAAGCAGATGGAGCCGAAACTTAGAACTTTCGTTCCTATCTTAGTGAGAGGACAAGAAGGTGAAGGAGTTAAATTTTGGGGATTTGGTAAGACTGTATATCAAGAAATCTTAGGTTACATAGCTGACCCAGATTATGGTGATATTACAGACCCGAAGAGTGGTAGAGATATTACAATAGAGTATCAATCCGCTGAAGAAGCAGGAACTTCATATCCTGTTACAACTATTAGAGTTAAACCAAATCAGACACCATTATCTGAAACTGCAGATGATGTTACTAAGTTCTTAGAAGGCCAAACTGAAATCACAGACCTTTATTCTGAATTATCTTATGATGAATTAAAAGGAGTGTTAGAAGGATGGTTAAATCCTACTTCAGAAAAAAATGAAGATGGTGAACCTTCTGTAGCAGAAGAAACATTATCTAAGAAAGAAGTTAAATCAGAAGAAAAACCTAATGATTTACCTTTTGATGTAGATGAAGATAAGCCAAAAGCAACTAAGAAAACAGATGATGTTGCAGCGGCATTTGATGATTTGTTTAACAACTAATAAAACCCCTATATGGCAAAGAAAGATTTAGATTTAGCAGATATCCTAGCTGGCGAGCTGAATAAAACAGCAAAAGACCAGAAAGTAGCATTCTTCTTAGATTCGGATGAAGCCCCAACAAATGTTGAAGGTTGGATTTCGACTGGATGTGCTATGTTGGATGTAGCAATTTCTAATCGCCCGTATGGTGGATTACCTGTTGGTAGAATCACAGAAATTACTGGTTTGGAACAGAGTGGTAAATCATTAGTATCTGCTCACTTACTTGCTGAAACACAAAAGCAAGGTGGTGTGGCTGTATTAATAGATACTGAAACTGCAGTAAGTAGAGAATTTTTAGAAGCTATCGGTGTTGATGTTTCTAAACTTCTTTATGTATCGGCAGACTCTGTAGAACAAATCTTTGATTTTACAGAAACTATCATTGAAAAGGTTAGACAAACCTCAAGAGATAAATTAGTTACAATCGTAGTAGATTCAGTAGCAGCAGCTTCAACTAAGAATGAGTTAGCAGCTGATTACAATAAAGATGGATATGCTACCGATAAAGCTATTATTATTTCTAAGGCGATGAGAAAGATTACCAATATGATTGGTAGACAGAAAATCTCATTAGTATTTACAAATCAACTTAGACAAAAAATGAACGCTATGTTTGGTGACCCTTGGACTACTTCAGGTGGTAAAGCACTTGCTTTCCACTCTTCAGTTAGACTGAGATTGAAAGGTATGGGGCAAATCAAAATGAAAGTGAATGGATTGGATAAGGTTGTGGGTATGAAAGTGAGATGCCAAGTAATTAAGAATAGAATGGGACCACCACTAAGAGCAGCAGATTTTGAAATCTACTTCGATAGGGGTATAGATAACTATGGTTCTTGGTTACGAGTTATGAAAGATAACAAATTGGTAAAACAAGCTGGCGCTTGGTACACATATGTTGATACTGAAACTGGTGAAGAACTCAAATTCCAATCAAAAGATTTTATCTTATTAATGGATGATAGAGTTGATGTAAGAGAACAGATTTACAAAAAGATTTGTGAATCAACTATCTTACAATACAAATCAGATACTTTAGATATCGAAGCTATGGAAATTGATACTGAGTTGGCTGGAGAAAATGATTAAATTTTAAAAATAATTATGAAAATAGATAAGAAAATTTATGAAATGTTAAAATCAGAAGCAATAGCTGATAAGAATAAAGCTCTATTATCGTTAGAACTACTTGGTAGTTTCCCTGCTGGAATTGGAGACCACTCCACAAAGGATTTTTGGGATAACGCAACGGAATCTTTAAAATTATTAGCATCTGCTGATGAGAGGTTAGAAACTTTAGAAAAGTACTTTAGTGGTAAAGATACTTTAAATGAAGGTCCAACCTATACAACTACAACTACTTAGTATGAAGAAACTCTACAAAGATATTCTCAATTCGGTTGAGAGAGCACACGACCAAAATATCGATAGGAAACGAAATGACCGAGTTCTAATTATCGATGGTTTAAATACATTTATCAGATGTTGGTCATCCATTCCTACAATGAATGATGATGGTGACCATGTCGGTGGTGTAACTGGTGTTCTGAAATCAATAGGTTACGCAATTAGAAATACTCAACCGACGAGAGTCATTGTAGTTTTTGATGGTAAGGGAGGTTCTCAAAAAAGAAAGAAGCGTTTTAGTGGGTATAAATCTGAGCGTTCAAAGAATAAGTTAAGAGTCAATAGACAATACGCTGATTTAATGAACGAAGAGGATGAAAGAGAAAGCATGAAAAGACAATTTGTTTGGTTGGCTGACATTATGAATTACCTACCTATGACAACGATGATTTATGATGGTTGTGAAGCTGATGATGTCATGGCATACATCAGTACACAATTATTAAAAGAGAACGAACAAGCGGTGGTCATGTCTACTGATAAGGATTTCCTACAATTAGTAGATGATACGACCATCGTTTGGTCTCCTACCAAAAAGAAACTTTATAATAAAGAGTTAGTAAAAGAAGAGTATGGTATTGAATCTAAGAATCTACTTCTATACAGAGTTTTAGATGGAGATAAATCAGATAATATACCAGGAGTTCATGGATGTGGTATAAAAACATTAGTTAAAAGATTTCCTGAAATCACCGAAAATAAAAAACTTTCGGTAGATGATTTACTCAGCTTAGCTGAAGAAAAGAAAGGAAAGATTAAAATTTATGATGATATACTAAAATCTAAAGAACAAATCTTAATGAATAGAGAACTAATGCAATTAGATGACCCAGACATTAGTGGTAACATTAAGATGAGTATTTTGGGTAGATACGATGAAGAAATAAATCCAGTCAATAAGTTAAATATTATGAAAGTATTAGTGAAATATAAAGTTACTGATGCATTCGGAAAAAACTTTAATGATTGGTTACGAGATACATTTGGAAATATTATTACAAAATAATTTGGTAGTTTCAAATATTTTTCGTATATTAGTAGTAGATTTAAAAAAGGTTGAAGAACTAGCCCAAGTTCTGATACTATAAAATAATTAACGGGCATAAATAAATTTATATGAACACAATTGAGATTTCGGCAAATCGTAAAACTCGCCGAACAATTAAAAATCCCACTATAGTAGTGGATGAAAGTACAAATACTGAAGTAAAGTATGTGTTTGTACCAATGAAAAGTAAAGTTACTCCAAATCATAATGATTGGACTTTTACTAAAATGTACCAATCATTTGGTAACAAAACTGTAAATGATAAACCTAAGTATCAAAGACCAGATGTTGATGGTACTATGTTACTCTTTGGAGAGGGTAACCAATGGCAAAAGAATTTGATGAGGGATATCCTTATGGATAATCCATTCCAACCAGTCCATTTAAGATTAAAAGATGGAATTTGGGAAATTGTTGATGGAGGACACAGAACTCGTACAGTATATAAATTCTTAAATGGATATGTTAGATTACCAGAGGGTACTATTTTAACCGATGTAAATGGTAAACATTTTGATTTATCTAATATGACATTTAAGGATATTATTGTAAACTATCCATTTTTAGAAACATATATTTGGAATCTAAAATTTGAAATATATGAATACAGAGGTATTACTGATAAAGAAGCTGAGGATTTATTTCTGAAGTTGAATGATTTGCATGATATGTCTCATGCTGATAAAAGAAACGCTATTGATAATATAGTAGCTGATATTTGTAGAAATAAAGGAGCAGTTGATTCTAAACATGCACTCAGTATATTTAAAGAAATTTTAACAAATTCAAAAGGTAAAACATTAGCTAATGTTTCAGTTCCTATCACTAGAAGAGCAACTGATGAAATGATATCATTCGCTCTTTACTATCTATATAACGGTGGTATTTTCACCGATGGATTTATAGGTTTGGAATCTCAACCTGAATTGAATAAAATGTATCGTGATGAAAATCTTATCAAACGATTAAAGAATGAAGATGATTCTTTATCAAGTGATTTGGATAAACTACTTACTATACTAAATGATGTTATTAAATGTGGTAGATTATCCGAAAAAAGAAACGGAACATGGGGTAAAGGAGCTATCAAAAAGTTGATAATGTTGATAGCAGAATCAGCTAAAAATGCAGGAGGATTTAGTAAATACAATCCAAATGCAAAAAAATTCTATAAAGAATTAAAACAAGCTTATACTGAACTTTTGAAATCAAAGGTAAAGCACAATCCACATCAACTTTATAAATTAGATAATGGTAAGGTTGTCCCTCTTCCAAAATCAGAACAACCAACTAATGTAAAGTATCATGAAACTCATATGTTCCCATCAGTATTTACTGGGGGAGCGAGAGTTGATGACCTTCAATACATCTATTATCATTTTCTTACTAAAGGTTCAAATACTTTTGGTTTGAAAACAAATTCTAAAGATGATGCTAGAACATTCAGTCAAAAGCAATTTGACTATTTATGGGCTGAACAAGATGGTAAATGTAAACAGACAGGAGTTGATTTAAATAAAACCGAATATGCGGTAGACCATATTTTACCATACGCATTTGGTGGACCTACCGATGTTAAAAATGGACAGATTTTATCCAAATCTGCAAATGATATGAAATCAAGTGGAATGGATATTAATGATGTTGAGTACTTATGTGAAAAATATGGCTATGAAGATTTCGATGGATTATCTAAGTACATTTTAAAAGGTTCGATTACTTTAAGTGAATCTCAAATTAAAAATGTTAAAGAAATGGTTATTGGATAATGAGTTTCTGGGAAACTAAAATAGATTACAAAGATGCTAGAAAGGTGTTGGTGATACCAAATATCACCAATGCTGGTAGCATTGAAAAGGATTCTTTCGTAGATGTTCTGTATAATCACATTATCGCACTCGATAGAGAGGGAGAATACTATTGGAATGTAATCTTACCAAAACCCGTTAGGAAACTAAACTTAGAAAATGTAAAACAACACATCCTACCATTCTCAGGTGATATGATGAATCAAAGAGCATTCCCACCTGATTTAATTAAAATAATGAAGGATGTTGATTACGATGTTATCTATTCACACTTACCAGATTGGGTTCAAGTTGGTAGATATAGAAATAAAATTGATACAAAAATAATTGGATACTGTCATTGGTGGGAAATGAAATCTGCTAATGGGGTTGATAGAAGAGCAGGTAAAGCAAAATGGATGTGGTTACCTATAGAATTATTAGGAGTATCACAAATGGATACTTGTTATCTTAATACACAAGACCAAAAGAACAGAGTATTGGAAGAAGCTAGTGAAACCTTTAGTAAAGAGGTTGTTTCTGATTTAGATAATATTCTAAAGGTTTGGAATTTAGGTGTAGATAAATCTAAGATAATTGAGAAACCATCAGATGAAAAAAGAAATATTATTGTATTCAATCATAGAGCAGCTGGTTATAAAGGATATCCAGCTTTTATAAAGTTAATGAGAGAGTACAGAAAACAAAGAGAGGATTTTGTAGTTTGGGTGCCACAATTAGCTGGTAAATCACCTGAAAATTGGATTGATAATACAAAAGTACCAAAGCACGAATATTATGAAAGGTTACAAAATTGTAAAGTTGGTGTTCAGATGAGACAAACAAACTATGGTTGGAGTGTTAGTGGTACTGATTGTATGATGAATGGTACTCCGATGATATTCCAAGACTCATTATGTTATAGAGAGATAGACCCAAATGGTTTATTTTTTACAAAGAAAAAAGAATTTTTCGATTTATTAGATAAAATGTTGGATGATGATATATTTAGATTTACCCACGAACTTCGTTCTTTAGAAAGAGCAAAAGAATTATCTACAAACGAAGGTAAAATGATTAAAGAACTTCATAAACAATTAAATACTTAATGTACCAAAATGTATATTATCAGAGAGAAAAAAATCTCATCCATTTATGGGATGATAAATTAGGATATAGAACTTTTCCTTACACAAGATATGCTTATGAGAAAGCACAGAATGGGGAACATATATCTTTGTATGGAGATAGATTAACTAAAATCTATAAATTCCAAAAAGATAATCATAATTTATTTGAATCCGATGTACCCGAAACCACTAGAGTTTTGGTAGATACTTATACTGAATCAGATGAACCATCAATCGGTCATGTTACCCTTACATATGATATTGAGGTTGAAATGGAAACTGGTTTGCCCGATATGCAAGAAGCTAAGAATGAGATAACCTCTATTGCTTTGCATGATTCGGCAACCAATCAGTATTATGTTTTAGTTTTAGATAAGGAGGGTGGTTTATCAAATAAGAAAACTGATAAAGCAATTGTTTTACCATTTAGAAGTGAAGCTGAACTCTTAGAAAAATATTTAGAACTATATGAATATATCAACCCATCAATTGTTACGGGTTGGAATATTGATTACTTTGATACACCATATCTTTACAATAGAATTAAAAATCTATTAGGTAAGAGACAAGCAAATAGGTTATCACCTATTGGTGAATGTTTCTGGTCACCTTATAGAAAAAGATTCTTTATGGCTGGTGTATCATATTTAGATTATTTAGCACTTTATAAAAACTTTACTTATACAGAGTTGGATAATTACCGATTGGATTCTATTGCAAAAAAAGAAGTTGGTAGAGGTAAAATAGAATATCAAGGTAACTTAGACCAACTATTCAGAGATGATATAGAGAAGTTCATTGAGTACAACTTAGTAGATGTTGAATTAGTTGTAGATATGGATAAGAAGTTGCAATTCATCGACACTGCTAGAGGTATCTGTCATGCAGGCCACGTTCCATATGAGGATTTTGTTTATTCTTCAAAATACTTAGAGGGAGCATTACTATGTTACCTAAAGAGGAAAGGTATCGTAGCACCGAACAAACCTGCTGATAGACAAGAAAGAATGCAAGCTCTTAGGGATAATAATGAAGAAAAATTCATTGGAGCATATGTGAAGGCACCTATTGTTGGTAAGTACGAATGGATTTATGATTTGGATTTAACTTCTCTATATCCCTCTATTATTATGAGTATTAATATTTCACCTGAAACTAAAGTTGGTAAAATCCAAGATTGGAGTGCAGAAGAATTTGTAAAAAATAAAAGAGATAAATGGATTATCAATGGAGATACGATTACTCAAGAGAACCTTAAAAAGTTTTTTGATAAATCAAAGTTTTCAGTAGCATCAAATGGTGTATTATATAGAACAGATACAGTTGGTTGTATACCTGATATCTTAGATATTTGGTTTAATCAGAGGGTAGAGTTCAAAAACGAAATGAAAAAATATGGAAAAGCTGGAAACAAAGCTAAATACGAATGGTATAAAAAACGTCAGTTGGTACAGAAGATTCTACTTAACTCTTTATATGGGGTGCTTGGTCTTCCTGCCTTTCGGTTCTATGATGTTGATAATGCTACCGCTGTTACCACGACAGGACAGACAGTTATTAAATCAACTGCTGATATGGCTAACATCAAGTACAATAAGGAGCTTGGTGATAGTACTTTGGATTCTAACATATACATCGATACTGATTCTGTATTCTTTTCAGCAGTACCTTTATTAGATAAGAGAATACCCGATTGGAAAGATAATGAGCAAGATACAATAGCTGGTTTCGTAAATGAGATAGCTGAAGAAATGCAAGATTATCTAAATGGATTCTATGATATTTTATCCGAAAAGGTTTTTAATGTTGATAAAGATAAACATCGATTTGAAATTAAAAAAGAATATGTTTCAAAGAGTGGAATATGGATAGCAAAGAAACGGTACGCACAGTGGATTATTTCTGATAATGGGGTAGCTGTTGACAAGTTAGATGTAAAGGGATTAGATGTTGTTAGGTCATCTTATCCAGCGGCTTTTAGGAAGTTTATGAGTGAAGTACTTATCGATATTCTAAAAGGTAATACAGAGAATGAGTTAACTGATAAAATTTGGGGATTCAAAAAAGGTTTATCCGAAATGAATGTTGTACAAATAGCAAAAAATACATCAGTTAAAAATCTAACAAAGTATTTACCCAAAGGTAAACAACAAAGAATGTTTCAATTTAAGTTGGGAACACCAGCGCATGTAAAAGCAGCTATTGCTTTCAATCAATTATTATCTCATTTTAAATGTGAGATGAAATATGAACCTATGAAAAATGGTGATAAAGTAAAGTGGGTTTATTTGAAACAAAATCCAATGGGATTAGATGGAGTAGCATTTAAAGGTTACGATGACCCAAAGGAAATAATGGAATTAGTCAATACATACATTGATTATGATAAAATCTTCGAAAGAGAATTATTAAAAAAGTTAGAAGATTTTTATAACGCAATGGATTGGGGTGAAGTTTTATCCTCAACCAAAACAGCAGAAAAGTTTTTTTCATTTTAATTTGGAAATGTGGAAAATTTTTCGTATATTAGTATAAATAAATTAAAATTAGTAAAAGGATAATTATGGAAAAAGCAAAATTAAATGGCTTCATTAATAGATACAATCTCGGTGGTGAGGTTGAATCTGTAATGTTAAACTCAACCGATGATTCAGTATCGGTTAAAATGATTTCAGATGACAAAACTTTATTAGGTGATGTTACTGTATCTGAAAAGGACTTCCCAACAGGTGAGTTTGGTATATATACCACTTCTCAACTAAAAGGATTATTAAGTGTATTAGATTCATCAATAAAAGTAGAAGAAACAACAGGCGCTATAAAATTTAGTGATAATGGAACAAAGGTACAGTATATGTTAGCTGCACCATCTGTTATCCCAGCAGTACCTGATTTAAAAGAACTTCCTCCGTTTGATGCTGATATCACTTTAGATGATGAGTTTATTAATAAATACATCAAATCAAAAGGAGCATTAGCAGATGCAGATACATTTACATTTACTTGTAAAAACAACAAAGGTGAAATCATCTTAGGATATTCATCAATCAATTCAAACAGAATTTCTATTTCTGTAAATTGTAGTTGTGATAATGATATAGACCCTATAGCATTTTCAGCTAAATATTTAAAAGAAATATTAACTGCAAACAAAGGTTCAAATAAATCATCACTTAAAATTTCATCAAAAGGATTAGCGCATGTAGCTTTCGAAGATGGTGATTATACTTCTAACTATTACTTGGTGGAGATTAAGTAATGAGTTTTTGGGATACAGAACCAGCCAAACCTCAATTTGTATTTGAAGATGAGAAACGAAAACTCATTGAAAATATGGATTACCTCATGCAGATGAGTGTAGAGGAACAAACTCTGTACAAAAAGTGGGTAGAGTTGCAAGAAGATTCTATGCTTAGAGATAAATCTACTATAGCATCTTATTATGATTGGCAGTGGAAACCTACAGATATTAATAATAAAGAACTTACAATTAAAGAGATTGAGGAATTAGAACCATATGTTGAAATCGTTGAAGATAAGAATGAATCTACAAAGTGGACTCATCTTAGAAGAATGATTCATACAATGAGTTGGACAGCTAATCCTGGTCGAAATGTTAAGTTATTTATTAAAGATAAAAAGAGTGGTAAACTTTTAGGTATGGTATCACTTGCATCTGATGTTACATCAATGGGTGTGAGGGATAAATATATTGGTTGGACTAAGGAAGATAAATTCAAAAAAGGTAAACTAAACTTTACAACAATCGCATCAACGATTGTTTGTACACAACCTTTGGGATATAATTTCTTAGGAGGTAAACTTACTGCTATGATGACTACTGTACCTGAGGTTAGAGAATATTGGAAAAAGAAATATGGACAAACTCTTATAGCAGTTGGTACAACTTCTTTATATGGTATTCATTCTCAGTATAATGGTATCCCACATTTTAAAACTTTAGGTGAATCAGCTGGAAAGATATCAATCAAACCAGATGATGAGTTTTATGACCCGTGGCACCAATGGTTGAAAGAAAACAGAGAAGATTGGTATAAGAAACATATTACCGAAGAAAGAGAAAGAAATGGTAAGAGTATGGGTTATGAAAGAAACGGACCTGTTAGTGGTATCAAACAAAAGATTTTAGGACAAATCTTTAAAGAGTGTGGTATCAAACAATCTAGTTATCATCATGGATTTAAAAGAGGAGTGTATCTTGCTATGATGTATGAAAACGGACCTGAGTTCCTTCGTTCACAAATCGAAGAAAAAGATTTAAAGATGAAGAAGAAATTTACTGAGGGTATTGATTACATTAATAAGTGGTGGAAAAGACAAGCTATTAAAAGATACACTAAGTTATATGATTCCAATAGATTAAAGCCAGAACATTTATACTATATAGATGCTATTGGTATGGATTGGGATAAAATGAAAAATAATTACTTAAAAGAAGTAGGAAGATAATATGAGTTTTTTTGAACAAAAAGAAGAAATGGTTGACAACTCACTTTGGGTTGAAAAATATAGACCGATAAAATTAGATGATTATGTTGGTAACGAACATCTAAAAGAGAAAGTAAGTGGTTATATCGAATCAAAAGATGTTCCCCATCTTTTACTATTTGGTAGAGCTGGTACTGGTAAAACAACATTAGCTAAACTTATTGTTAAATCAATAGAGTGTGATTATATGATTATAAACGCATCCGATGAAAACAATGTAGATACAGTTAGAAATAAAGTTAAAAACTTTGCATCATCGCAAGGTTTTAAGAAATATAAGATTATCATCTTAGATGAGTTTGATTATATGACACCAAACGCACAAGCGATACTTAGAAACTTAATGGAAACTTTTTCTAAACATTGTAGGTTTATTTTGACCTGTAATTATGTTGAAAAGATTATTGACCCTATTCAAAGTAGATGTCAAACCTTTCAAATTGTACCACCATCCAAAAAAGAGGTAGCAGTACAATTAGATAAGATTCTAAAATCAGAAGATATAAAATATGATGTAAATGATTTAGTTCCAATTATAGATTCATCTTATCCTGATATTAGAAAAGTTATAAATACTTGTCAACTAAATTCAGTTAAGGGAACATTAAAACTTTCAAAGAATGATTTGTTAGATTCTGATTTTAAAACTAAGATATTAGAAATATTAAAATCATCAGATGATAGTAGAAACAAATATGTAAAAGTTAGACAAACTGTAGCTGATTCAAAGGTGCAAGATTTTACTGAAATGTATTCTCTTCTATATGATAAAGTAGATGAATATGCTTCAGGTAAGGTTAGTGGAGTTATTTTAGTATTAGCAGAAGGTCAACATAGAGATGCGTTAGCAGTCGATAAGGAAATACCCTTTATGGCTACAATACTAAACATTTTATCAACAATAAACAAATAATATGGCAAAAATTATAGGAGCTGGAGGTGTGGGAAATCAACCACCTCAGCAACCAAAATTAGATATGAACAACTCAAAACCAATGGTATGTAAACATTGTGGTTATGATGTGTTTATAAGTGGAGCTAAGTTTAGAACAATATCAAGATTAGCAGCGGGTACTCCGCAAGATGTAATGATACCTATAGAAGTTTATCTATGTGGTGAATGTGGAGCAGTTAATGAGGATTTATTACCTCCTGAGGTAAAAAAATTAGATAAGAAAAATGGCTAAATCATTATTCGACCACATAAAGGCAATCACAAATGAACAGAATCCAAAGTACTTTGATACATTGGAAGAAGCGGATATGAAGACTTGGTCTAATTATATGATTCATAGATTCCTTTCGATGAATCCTGATTGGATAGATTTGATAGCAGAGTTACAACCTTACACACAATCACTTCCACCTAAAGCGTTATATTTGGCATATATTGGTATTTTACCAAAAGGTAGACATTATCTCAGATATGTTAAAGGGAAGAAAACAGATAAGTATGAAGATTGGTTAGTAGATTTAATAACTACAGATTACCAATGTTCAAAGAAAGAAGCAAATGAGTATTTAGAAATTCTATACAATAGTAGAGAAGGTAGAGAACACATTAAATATGTTTGTGAAAAATATGGAACAGAGAAAAAACAAATAACCAAATTAAAATTAAAGGTATAAATATTTGGATATATCAAATATTTTTAGTATATTTGTTACAATATAAAAGTTATAAATGCAGGAAATAGATAATTTATCAAAATTTGGTAACTCATTTCAATCAAAAGTAGTATCAGCATTACTCACCGATGGTAAGTTTTTAGAGAAACTTTCCGAAATATTATCCCCAAAGTTTTTTGAATCAGAGGCTAATAAGTGGATTATTGATGAAATCATAGATTATAATGAGGAGTTTAGAAAACCACCAACTATGGATGTTTTCAAACATAAGTTAACAAAACTAGATAATGAGATTCTTAAAACTACAGTTGTTGAACAACTTAGACATGTATATACTCAGATTGGTAATGTAGATTTAGATTATATTAAAAAAGAATTTACTGCATTTTGTAGAAACCAAAATTTAAAAGGAGTAATCCTTCAATCCGTTGATTTATTGAAAGCTGGTAATTTTGATAGAATCAAAGACTTGGTGGATAAAGCTATGAAAGTTGGTACTGAAACTGATTTAGGACATGATTATAAAGATGATTTTTTATCTCGTATAGAGGATGTAAAAAGAGATACAGTACCTTCTGATTGGCAACCTGTAAATGATTTAATGGATGGTGGACTTGGGCCGGGTGAGTTAGGTGTTGTAGTAGCCCCATCAGGTGTTGGTAAAACTTGGATTCTAACGGCTTTAGGAGCATCTGCAGTAAGACAGGGGTTGAGTGTTGTTCACTACTCATTAGAACTCTCTGAGCACTATGTAGGGCAAAGATACGATACAGTATTCTCAAAAATACCATCTGCCAATGTAAAGGAAAGAAAAGATGAAGTAATCGAAAAAATTAAATCATTAAAAGGTAATCTTTTAATTAAGTATTTCCCACCAAAGGGAGTATCTTCAAAAAAGGTTGCACAACATATTGAT